CTCTTCCGTTATCTCGGAAGGAAACGAAGCGGATCAGCGGGAACGGTCTAAGACTGTCATTACTTCGGGCGGGTTGGGTCAGAGTCATCCAAGGCTTGAGACGCCGATTGCTGGGGGTCACAGTTTTGGTGCCCAGATTGCTGAGTGGTCTGAGCGTCATTTGGGTCGAACTCTTTTTCCGTGGCAGGTTCACGCTTTGACCGGTGCTTTTATGCATGATGACGAGTTGCGGTTTACACATTCAAAGGCTTTGGTAAGTGCTGCACGTCAAAACGGCAAGACCACGATGAACGCGGCGATTGTTGGCTGGGCGTTGTCCGAGTTGCCACGCATTTGGGGCAGGCCTGTCCGCATCATGTCATCGGCGCATGAGTTGGCGCTGGCAACTGAAGTGTTCGAGGAGCTGCGCGAAACGTTTGAGTTGTGGGAAGAATCTGATCTGTGCAAGGTGACGTGGGCTTATGGCCGCCACCAAGTCAAAATGGCAGACGGAAGTGTTTACGCGGTTAAGTCGGCGACCGGTAAGAAACACGGTGGCACGTGGGATTTGTTGCTACTTGACGAAGTCTGGGCAATGTCGGAGTCCACCATTTTTGGTGCTTTGTTGCCGTCACAAATTGCGGTGCCTAGCCCGCTCTGTTGGATGACTTCCACTGCTGGTGATGAATCGAGTCGGGCTATGTCTAAGTTGCGCGAGCAGGGGCTCGGTTTGATTGACGCGGGCGAGCAAGGCGACTTGTACATGGCCGAGTGGAGTTTGCCGTCTGGCGTAGACCCGCTAGATCAACAATATTGGGGCTACCCTAACCCCAGCCTCGGACGCACCATCACCATCAAAGGTTTACAGGCCGCAGCAGCAGCACCCGACCGCAACCAATTCCTCCGCGCCCACTGCAACCTATGGGTGGCGGCAGCGTCATCGTGGCTACCTGTCGGTTTATGGAACCAGCGTGTTGCCGATGACTTAACCCATGACGGTGGGCCGTCGGTGTTGGCTGTGGATTCAGCCGTCGATGACTCAAAGTACGTGGCGGTGTGGGGACGCAAAAACACCAGCGGTGAAATCGTCGCCGGCATCAAGTTTACGACTGACTCGATACATGATTTGTGGGAGCAGATAGCAGCTGCACTTGACGCCGACCAGAAATTGACGTTGGCGATTACTCCGTCGCTGGCTGTGCATACCCCTGAGAAATACATTCGCCGTAAACAGGAGTGGGGCTATGGCGAACTGTTGAAGTGGACGGGCATCTGTCGCAGTCTTATTGGCGAAGGCAAAATCAAGCATGACGGTGGCGAGATGCTGGCCGAACACATTGCCCGCGCCGTCCTTGTCCGCGCACAAAATACGATCGTTGTTTCTAGCCAGCGGTCACCCGGCCCCATTGAGGCTTGCCGTTGTTTGATTGCCGCCACGGTCATGGTGTCTCGTCCCACGTCGAGTGGTCGGGTGGCGTTCGGAGTTTCTGCGTGAGGTAGTTGCATTTGCAACAACCTTGTGTAAGACTCCAAAGCACATGGGTATTTTCTCACGCAAAGTTGAAACGGCGCACTTCGCAGCTGCGCCTGTTAAGGCTGCCGCTGGCGCAGCCAACGTTGGCAACTTCATCGTTTACCAGACCGGCACCGACGAGATAAAAGCGCTGTCTGTGCCGACCGTGTCACGTTCCCGCGACCTGATTGCTGGCCTTATCGGCTCGCTCGAATTGAAGCACTACTCGAAGCAGTGGATGGGCGAAAACTACGAAGAGGTTTACCTTCCGCTTGAGCCGTGGATGGAACGCCCAGATCCAAAAGTCTCCCGATCGTTCTTCTTTGTAAACATTTTCTCCGACTTGTTCTTCTACGGTGTGGCATACGCATATATCACCCGCCGCTACGCACCGCAGGGTGCAGGCCAGCAAGGATTCCCCGCAGCGTTTACATGGCTCCCCGCATCAAACATGAGCAGCGTCAAACAAACCGGCTACCCACAGTTCTACGGGCCATCAGATGAACTTGAGTTCAATGGGCAACCGCTAGATGTAAACAACGTGGTGCAGTTCATTAGCCCTATTGAGGGCATTTTGAAGATTGGCGCTCGCGCCATTAACACCAGCATCTACCTAGATCAGGCCGCAGACCGTTACGCCCAGCTGGAAACCACACCCGGCTATTTACAGCAGGTGGACGGCGAAGATTTGTCGGGCGAGGACTTAGGTTCGTTGGCTTCGGCGTGGGCTCAGGCTCGTAAAGCGAACGCTATTGGTGCTTTATCTCGCCAAGTCGAGTTCCGCGAATACAAGACCAACCCGCAAGAGGTCATCGCCGACCAGCGCAAGTATCAGGCTCTTGAAATGGCTCGCCTGTGCAACATCCCCGCCTATTTGGTGTCGGCTCCGACCGAGGGTGCATCTATGACCTATCAGAATGCTCAAGGCGCGCGCGAAGATTTATATTTATTTGGCGCACGCTTGTACCTAGACGTGATTGAGCAGACCTTGTCAGCCGACAACATTCTGCCCCGCGGTCGCTACGTCGAATTCAACATGGAAGATTACGCCGGTGAAGTCGCAGAGGACTCCCGCCGTTCAAATGAAATGGAAGAAGCATGATCCAATTTAAGGCCGTGCCTGTCACCCTTGACGCCGCTGCAGGTGAGGACTCACCCCGCACTATCACGGGCGTTGCTGTTCCTTGGGACACGCCTGCAACGGTGTCAAGTGGCGAATCTGTCATGTTTCGCCGTGGCGCATTTGACGTAAACGCTAAGCCAGCAAAACTCATTGAAGGACACGATATGAGCAAAATGCTTGGCGTCGTTAGCGAATTAGTTGAAGCAGAAGATGGGCTGTTGTTTACAGCCAAGTTTGCTAAGACCCGCGCTGCCGACGAAATCATTGAACTTGTTAAAGCTGGCGCATACGACGCCGTATCAGTCGGTGCAGTACCGGTCAAGTTTAAGTACGACAAAAACGGCACGATGGTTGTCTCTAAGGCCAACCTTGTCGAGCTGTCAGTTGTCCCCTACGGAGCTTTCGAAGCCTCCGTGATCACAGAAATCGCCGCCTCACAACCTGAAGAGGATGAGGCAGACGAAACCCAACCCAATGACATTCCTGAGGAGGAAACCATGTCACAAGAAACCCCAGCGGTTGAGGCTTCGGCTGAAATCGTTCCAACAGCACCAATCGTGTTTGCACAAGCAAAAAAGCACGTTGAACTACCAACAGCAGTTGAATACATCGCCGCAGCAGTAGCAGGTGGCGATGCATGGCACCAAATGAGCCAAGCACTCCGCGCAGCTGCACCAGACATCGTCACAACCGACACACCCGGCATCCTGCCAACCCCAATTGTGTCGCCTGTTTACAACAACTTCATCGGCCGTCGCCCTGTTGTTGATGCAATCGGCGTCCGCGCAATGCCAGCAGGTGGCAAGGTGTTCATCCGTCCAGAAGTCACCACACACACCAGCATTGGCGCATCAATCGGTGAGCAGTCACCAACCGCAGGCACCATGGTCGTGTTCAACAACCAAGTGACAAAGCAAATTTTCGGTGGATATGTAAACATTTCCGAAGCCGACATCGACTGGTCAGATCCAGCAATCTTGTCCGTCGTTCTTGACGACATGGGCCGTATCTACGCAAACGCCACCGACAACTACGCCGCAGACACCCTCGTTTCTGGCGCAACCGTCACACAAGCATTTGCACTCGCAGACATTGCCAAGCCTGAAGTATGGACAGCCGAAATTGCAGAAGCAGCAGCGACCATCTTGAACTCGTCAAACGGCAACCTGCCAACACACTTGTTCGTAGATCCAACACGCTGGCGCAACCTGCTCGCACTTTCCGACAGCTCAAACCGTCCATTGTTCCCACAGGTTGGCCCAATGAACGCACAAGGCGACCTCGGTGTAAACCAGTACGGTGGCAACGCTTTCGGCTTGCAAGTTGTCGTAGATCGCAACTTTGCAGCTGGTACCGCCATCGTCGGTGACGCATCTGGTTACGAACTGTACGAACAGCAGAAGGGTGCAATTAGCCTTGACTCACCATCAACGCTGTCACGCACAATCGCCTTCCGTGGCTACTTCGCAGCCTTGATGATCGACGAAACCAAGTTCGTCAAGTTCACATTCGCGTAAACATTCACTAGGTAGAGGGAAGGGTCTGCAATGGCTGTAGCAACAATTACGTTCGTACAACGGACGGATAACTACGCCGCCATTCAGACCCTCACCGACCTTGAGGTTCAAACAGGCGACACCGTCACCATTTCAGCCGTCGCAACCACGGGATTCAACGCCACCGCAGTAGTCATCTCCACAGAGCCGTACTACTTCGAAGGCACCACGCAAGAGGGCGAATTGTTGTTTGATTACGACATTCCCCGCCCAAACCAAATCGTTTACGCCAACACCGGCACAGACGTGGCCTACGGGGCGGCATCTGGCACTTTGACCTACACACAATCTGTGTCGTGGATCATCGCGTCAGATGTGTTGTCGTGGCTCGGTATTGACGTGGCAACCGCCAACGACACCGCATTTGTCACCGTTTGTGTAAACGCCAGCAACGCTTGGTGTTATCGCAAACGCCGTGAGGCTGGCTACATCGACTCGATGACAACGGTGCCAAGCGCCGATGTCAAACTAGGGACAATCATGTATGCCGCCACGCTTTATCGTGAGCGTGGTTCGGTGGATTCGTTTGCTTCGTTTGATGCTATGGGTTCGTTCCCTGTGCCGTCTACGTTGGGTCGTATTATGCAGCTGCTTGGTTGTGGTAGGGCGCAGGTTGCGTAATGCCTGTTTCTGGCATCCTGTACGAGGCTGTAAACGCTTGTAAAACGGCGCTGACAGGTTTAGGGCTGGTGCCTATTACCGACCCGCGTAATGTTCGCCCGCTTTCTGTTCTTATCGAGTTGCCCACTGTGTCGGCGTTTACATACAACGTCGGCGACATTGAGCTACGCCTGCGAATCATGGCACCGCCACCCGGTAACCAAGACGCAGGCGATTATTTAATGACTATCGCTGACCAAATCATGAATTCTGCCATTGCGGTGACAGATCTCAGACCGGGGTTGGCGAGCGTTGGTGGACAAGAACTACCAACGTATGACCTCACCGTTGCCGTCGCTGTACGGCGTAACTAAGGAGTATCCATGCCCACAAGCACTTTTTTGTCCAACGCGACAATCAACATCACTCAAGGTGTAACAACAACTGACCTGTCAGATCAGGGCAACCAATGCACCATCACCATCGGCCAAGACGCTCTCGAAATAACAGCCTTCGGCGACACCGGCCACAAAATGGTTGGCGGCCTGCAATCAGTTGATGTGAGCATCACGTTTTTCTTGAGTTACGGCGCAACCGAAGTTGAGGCAATCCTCGCTTCCTGCGTCGGCACTGGCACCACCACATTGACGATTAGCCCATCGGGCACGACAGAATCAGCGACCAACCCTGAATATGTCATTACAAATGCAATGCTGGCCAATTTCACACCGATTAACTCAACCGTCGGCGAAATTGCCACAGTGACCGCCAACTTCACCGGTGGCACATGGGTTCGCGACGTAACCTGATTTAACTAAGTAAAGGGAGAAACAAATGAAACTGACCTTGCAGGTCACTGAACGCGAAAGCGTTTACACCGTCACCACCAACCTCGGCGTCATTGTCGCGTGGGAACGCAAGTTCAAACGCAAAGCATCGCAGCTGGGCGACGGCATCGGAGTCGAAGACCTTGCGTTTATGGCGTGGGAATGTTGTAAACAAATCAACCATCCAGTGCCAGCCGTATTCGATGATTACGTCAAGCGTCTCGACAACATCGAAGTGGTGGACACAGACCCTGTAAACCCTACGAACGAGGCACATACATCTACGCCCTAGCGTCACAGCTAGTGCAAACAGGGTATTGGCCTCCAGAAATCCCATACGATCTAGACGTGCTGGTCACAGTGCTAAAGGTTGCCGAAGACATCAAGAAGGAGTCCTAATGCCATACAAAGCAGACATGGAACTTGTTGGCGTCCGTGAAACCATCAGAGCGTTGAACAAGGTTGAGCCGGGTCTTCGTAAACAGTTTGTGGCTGACGCTAAGCAGATTGCCCAGCCCGCCATTCAGAGTGTGCAGGCGAAATACACACAGGTGCCGCTTTCTGGTATGTCGCGTAAATGGTCGCAGAACGGCCGTCAGTTGTTTCCGTTTACAATCCCCAAGGCTAAGCGTGGCGTGCAACTCAAAGTTGACACAGACCGCCGCGCCACCGCAATTATCAGCATTGTGCAGAAAGACCAAGCTGCAGCCATATTTGAAACCGCTGGGCGACGCAACCCAAACCCACTCCAGCGCTCACTTGGCGATTTGCCACCAGGACGCACACGCATCCTCGGTTCCGCTGTTTACAAAGCACGTCCACTTATGGAGCGTGAAATGCTTGACGCTATTAAACGCGCAATGAAACGCGTACAGAAAGAACTTAACTAATGCTTGGCATACCCATTGTTACGCAATTTAACGGCGACGGCATTAAAAAAGCCATTAAATCGTTTAAACAACTTGAGTCGGCATCAGACAAAGTTAAGTTTGTACTCAAGGCTGGCGCTGTTGCTGGCGTGGCGGCTTTTGCTGCTATTGGTGCAGCTGCTTACCAAGCAGGTCAAGCTTTGGCTGGTTACGCCAAAATGGCTGCGGAAGACCAGAAAGCACAGAAACAGTTAGAGCTATCAATCAGGTCATCCACTAAGGCAACAGACCAGCAGATTCAAGCCGTAAACGACTGGATTGACACGACCCAGCGCGCCACCGGCATTGCCGACGACGAACTCCGTCCGGCCTACGCCCGCATCATCAGATCCACAAAAGACTTTGAAAAATCCCAGCGTCTGCTCCGCCTGGCATTAGATGTCAGTGCCGCCACTGCAAAGCCGTTACAAGCCGTTACAGAGGCTCTGAGCCGCAGTTACGACGGTACTAATACAGCAATTGGTCGCCTAGGTCTTGGCTATGACAAGGCCAAATTGAAGGCGATGGACTTTAACGACATTCAGACAGACCTTGAGAAGCGTTTTAGCGGGTCGGCGCTTAAAAACGCTGAGACTTTTGAGGGCACCATGGCGCGGTTTCGCATTACCATGGACGAGCTTAAAGAAACCCTTGGCTCGGCAATTTTGCCGTATTTACAACGATTAGCCGATTTTGCAATTCAAATCGCCGACGCTTTTGGCCGCAATGGTCTGGCTGGTGCTTTTGCGGAATTGAAATTTATTTTGCAAACGCTTTTATACGACGAAAATGGTGCGCTTAACCAAGCAGGGCAAACCTTGAATGATTTGGTCAATAATGTCAACACTTTGGGTCGCATAATTAACTTCATCCCAGACATTGTTAACAGAGTGCCAAACGTTTTGTTAGCTGCAAATAACACAAGTTACGACTTGCCGACAGTTGGGCAAGTTGGTGCTTTTGCACCGTCTATTAACCCTGGCTCGTTGCGTGGCATCCGCGGGCAAAATGCTGGAATTAACATAACGGTGCAGACCGGTATTGGTGATCCAGTTGCTATCGGTCGACAAGTCGCGAACGTGCTGAACCAGTACGAACGCCGTAACGGTGGTCGCTGATGCCGTACCCCACTCCGATTGTTGAAATAGCGTTTACAGACGGCCCCTATGTCGTCAGCCCAACATGGACAGATGTAACGGCCTATGTGCGTGGCATGGAAATCAGCCGTGGAACCTCAGACGACTGGAACCTAATCGCAGACGGCTCAGCCAACGTTGTGCTTTCCAACCGTGACCGGCGCTTTGACCCATTCAACGCATCAGGGCCTTACTTCGGCAACCTGCTCCCACGACGCCAAATCCGCATCCGCGCCACCAGTGGCGGCACCACCTATGACGTGTTCCGTGGCTTTATTGCAGGATGGCCACCAGAGTGGACTGACGCTGGCTACGACTCAACTGTCACCCTGTCGTGCTTCGACGCGTTGCAGCTGCTTGGCTCGTCATCGCTACTCGCTGATTGGTCACGCGACTACATCTTAAGCCTTAACCCACGACATTATTACCCGCTAGACGAACCTGTGTCACCCGGCAATAGCCTGGTGGCTCGCGACCTTGGCACATTTGCACAACCGATTACTTTCAATGGTGCAGTACCTAGCACAGAACTAGCTTCTGGTTTGCCGTCAAAATCAATTGAATTTGCCGTTGGTAGTACCGAATTATTGTCAGGCAATTTTTCTACGAACTTTACGGCGTCAATGTGGGCAAACTTTTCTAGCGGTGCTTCGTTTTTTATTGGACGTTTTTCTTGTTCAATGTATTTTGACGAAACAACAGACCGTTACACCGCTCAAATTGTTGACGGCAATACATCAACCGAATACATATATCGGTCATCAAATCAATATGTAGGCGGTTCGCCATACATGATGACGGTCATTTTTGAAGCTGCCACCCTCGGTTTTACGATGTACCTAAACGGCAGTCCAATTCCATTTACAGTGGCGTCGGCACCAGTTCTTGTGCCAATTGTTGCTGAAGGTTTTATTTCAACTCGAAGCACTTTGCAACAATTAATTGTGATTCATTCGCTTTTGTTGCCAGCACAAGTACTACTAATTTATGTTCTTTGTGAAGCTATTTTTGGTGAAACAACAGCATCTCGGTTTAACCGACTTATTGGAGAATCACCGTTTCCTGGCGCGTTAACTTCACCCCCATCTTTGCCCGCGTCTAACGTCCTTGACATCACAAACGACGCACCAACAGTTTCTAGCGAACTTGCCGTAAACGCTGAATCAGAATACGCACCCTTATTTGTAAACAAAACTGGTGTTGTCACACAGTTCAACCAAAATCAAATTAGATCACAAACACGAAGCATCGTTTCACAAGCCACTTACGGCGGTGCAGGTCTGCCAATTGGGCCAGAAGTGCAGCTGCAATACGACGGCGACTCAATGCGAAACGTTGCAAACATTCAAATGAGTGGCGGCGGTGTTTACATTCAAACCAACAGCGGAAGCGTCACAGCCAACGGAGAAGCAGAACAATTTGTTGCTTCACAGGTTGCAACATTGGCGGACGCTATTGACATTGCCAACATTGTTACTGGTTTTGGTGGGCAGGTTTACGCAAAATCTTCACCAGTGCAGGTGGTGTTATCGCCAAACGAAACATGGGGTTCTACCCTCGGTTTAGAGCTGTGGGACAGATTTACCCTTAATGTTGTGCCTCGAAGCGGTGCAACAATTACCACACCAATGCTGTTAACACGCATTAATCACAGCGTCAGCCCAGAACGCTGGTCAACGACAATTGAAGGATCAGCCCGATGGGCTGCCGTTTTTATTCTCAATACTTCTCGCCTTGGCGGGACAGACCTTTTAGGATGATAAAATGCCAGTAAAAAGCAATTTTGCAACAGGTGATGTATTAACAGCTAGCGACGTCAACTCGTTTTTAACAAACGGGGGGTTAGTTTATGCGGGTGCCGCTTCCGGAACCACAAACCGTCTTAACTTGTCAAACGTGTTCAACAGCACCTATGCGGCGTATCGAGTCGTCGTTACAAATTTAACTCATACGACGGCCAATAACCTTATTTTGCGTTTTTCGGTTGCTGGTACAGATACCGGAGGGACTAACTACTACACGCAACGCAGCGAGGTAACAGGCGGTGGGGTAACTGGCGTATCTATCACAGCCAGTTCAGCGATATTTCCAACTTATGCCAATAGCAGCGGAGGATCATTTGTTACATTGGCGTTTGACGTCATCAACCCAAATGTGGCAACAACTACTACGGTCATGGGTAGCGCCAGCCGCATTGACGGTGCTACTGGTTTATACATGGTTGCCTTTTCAGGGTTGTTAAACGACAACACGTCGTATGACGGCCTCAGTCTTGTTGGCAACACAGGAAACATCAGCACTACTATGCGTGTTTACGGATATAGGCAGGCATAAATGGAAAAGAAATACGCAATCGTTTTTGACGCTGTAACAGGTCAAACCTATGAACGCGAATTCACCAAAGAGGAATACGCACAAGCCGAACTAGACGAACAACTGACAACGACTGATCAACACAATGAATGACGGGATTATCATCGCCCTTATCGGTGGCGGCTTCTCCGTCGTCGTCGGCCTACTCGAACTAATGCGCCGACAAAACAACCGCGACCACGGCGAAAACTCCAAAAAACTCGACTACCTAGCCGACCTATTCCGCGACCACCTAAAAGGCCACAAATGACACTCAACCCAAAACTCCAAGCCGCAGCAACCTCCTACGCTCGCGCCCTCATCGCAGCTGCACTACCCGTCTGGGTAGCCACCAACGATTGGAAAGCCACCAGCCACGCCCTATGGGCCGCAGCAATCCCGCCCATCATGCGTTGGGCAAACCCACAAGACCCCATGGGTCGAAACACTAAGGACACCCCAACATGATCAGCGCCTCCGTCACAGTCGGCACCACACCGACCCTGCTGGTCGCAGCCGCCACCGGCACCCGCACGATCTATTTGCACGTCATCGGCAACACGACTGTTTACATTGGCGGTGCCACCGTCACGACCGCTACAGGCACAGCCACCGAAAAGCACACCAGCCCGATTCCTATCAAAATTCGTGATGGGCAAACCTTGTACGGCATTGTGGCGTCCGCTACTGAAGATGTTCGAGTTCTTAGAGAATCCTGATGACCCGCCCCTATCCGTATTACCCAGCGTTTGACGGCAAACGATCCAGCCCCGTTTTGACGTGGTTTGTCAGAGCCTGCAACCGCCGCTGGGGCTTCACAAACCTCGGCATTTATGTGAACCGCCCAATGCGCAACCCATACGCCAAAGGGGCGCTCTCAGTCCACGCCACAGGCTGGGCATGCGACATCGGGTATCCAAGTACCAGAGCAGGCCGTAAAACCGCTCTAGAGGCGTGGGAATGGCTTCTCACATACACCGAAGAACTACGCATCGTAGAAATACACGACTACAAGTTCGGCGAGTTCGGACGGGGCTACCGGTGCAGTCGAGGCGAAGGCGCAAAAGGCGTACGCATCTACACAAACGCAAAAGAATCCGCAGGCCGTGGCGGCTATTGGCTCCACGTTGAAATTGAAAACACTTGGGATTCGGCGAAGGAATTCGAAGCCGCTTGGCGGGCGCTTCCTAAGCCATAGAACGCCGTTAAACCGCTTGGACACGGTGACGGCTAGAGGGTGGGGTTGATGGTTTCTCCCCGATCCCACCCTCGCCCCCCACAATGCTTGACATTGTGTTTACGATTGTTTACGGTTACCGCGTCGCCAAGGACAAAGGAGAAACAATGACACCATTCGACGACTTGCCGTTGTTCCGTAGCACAGATCCAGAAGGTTCTGTAAACGGGGCAAAGCACATCAAACTAAAGCGCACCAGCCAAGCGATTCGCCTGCTGGCCGTTTACAACGAACACCCCATCTACGGGTTACTCGACGAACAAGCAGCTGCGCTAGCCAACATCCCCGGAGGATGGAAACGTTGCGCCGACCTACGCCGCCTTGGCTACATCAAACCCACAGGCCAACTAGCAGAAACCGTGTCAGGCGTTAAGGCTATGGTTTGCCGTATCACCTCAGAAGGAATGGAGGCTCTCGTTGAAACTCGTTTTTGACATTTTTTGGGTCAGCATCACCATCGGCGTCGCCTTGATTGGCTACAAACTTTGCCGTGAACTATATGAGGAACGCGACTAGTGCTACCCGTTTACGGCTGGCTTCCGTTATGGTCGGAAGATAGAAAATTATTGGTGCAGGTGTTTACATCTGCTGAAGGCCTGATCGAGCGCGTCACAGTCAACCACCGACTGTCACACACAGCGCCGTGGGGGCCGTCAATTGAGGTAACAGAGGATTGCTTAAACGAATCATGTGCCTAGCACTTATTACCACCGCATTATCCATCACCAGCGTTGATGCCGCCACGGGGGCGTGTCCTGAGTGGGAGCCGTTGTTTCGTAAACACGGGTTACCGGCTAAGACCTTTTCCAAAATTGCTTTTAGGGAGAGCCGTTGCAATCCGAAAAGCGTTAGCGCGGTACGCAAGTCCACAGGACGCCCAGACGTGGGTCTGCTACAGATCCAAGGGTCATGGGTTACTGTGACAGCGGCAGTTTGTAAGGTGCCACGTAAACAAGTCGTGGCGGCGTTAACAGATGTGTCGTGTAATGTACGGGTTGCTCGATACCTGTACGACAACGGTGGTCTAGGCCATTGGCGTGTTTCATCGGGCAAATAAGTCAATAAACATTGGGGAGAAACAATGAAAACAAAAGTAGTGGCCTTCAGAGTCACACAAGAGGAATACGACGGGCTTGCGTTTAACGCTGGTTGTCGCAAAATGAAAGTCAGCGACTTTGTCATTGCGTGTTTACGGCAAGACCTTGACTTGTCTGTGCAGGCGCTTCAACATGAGCAAAAGCGTTTACAAGCCAAAGCCAAGCGTGACGCAAAAAAGGCGGCCCGCAATGCTGAGTGATGATCAACTAGCCCAGCGTTTACGCAACCTAGCCACAGACGCAGAACTGTCCGGCAACTACATCACCGCCAAATGGCTTGGCGAAGCAGCTGCTCGACTTATGGAGTTAGCGTCGGCTTGGCATCCGAGCATGGGCGTCTCAGACGGTGTCACTATTGGCAATTGGGAATCGGAACACCACAAAGCGTTTATGCGCGTCGTAGACGACATTCTTGATGGGGGCGAATAATGCAGTTTGCTCAAGATTGGGTTGTTAAAAAACTCATATTTCATTGGTTGTGTAAACCATGCAATTGTGACGTGTATGAAGGCGCTAAATGCGCCCGTTGTGAAGAACTACCGGGCATGGTTGAAGCGTTTCCAGATCAACACGCCTACGCCGTAAGTGTTTACGAAAAGTACCTAGCCAAATACCCAGAGAAAGCCAAAAACCGTGGGATTTAACCTTGACGATTACGAGCCCGTGGCGGCAAGGCTTGACCGCTGGCTAAAAGACCACCCCGATGGGCGTGTCATTACAGACCTAGTGCATTACCTGCAAGACGTGGCCGTATTTAAAGCCGAGTTATGGTTAGACGGCGAAATCATCGCTACAGGCTGGGCTGAAGAAGTACGCGGCCAAGGGAATGTAAACAGAACGAGCCATGTTGAAAACTGTGAGACGGGCGCTGTCGGTCGAGCGTTGGCTAACGCTGGCTATGCCGGGTCTGATGTCTCGAAGCGTCCGAGCCGTGAGGAAATGGGCAAAGTGCAGCGCATGAGCCAAGGCACCGATAAACGTATGCCTGAGGTTCGTATTACCCAGCCTGATGGCATTGCATCTGAGAAACAGATCAACTACATCAAGTCGCTATTGAAAGCAGCTGGGCATTTACGGCCTGCGAACCTTGACTCGATTACTAAGGGTGAGGCGTCAGCGATGGTGGACGCACTCAAGAACGGTACATATGCGCCTGCTGTAAACAATGACGAGGAACCGTTCTAGTGGCTGAGTTCCTACAGTTCATCATGTTCACCAGCATCGTCGCCCTATGCGGAATATGGTTCGGAGCGTCCAATGGCCGCAAATGACGTATCAGAACGCATCTGGCAAGAACAAATAGAAACACTCGCCAAAATGAACGGCTGGCAAGTATTCCACCCCAGCCCACACCAAGTCCGCAAAGGCGTCTGGCGCTCAGACGGTGCCGGCTTTCCCGACCTCGTCCTCGCCCATAAGGACAAGGGATTGATTTTCGCAGAACTCAAAACCGAACGAGGCCGAGTCAGCCCAGCACAGAAACTATGGGCGCTCAACATCCTGCCCCACGCAGAATGGTACCTGTGGCGGCCTAGCCAATTAGAACTAATTGCTCAACGCCTCGGAAGTAAACAGGCTATAGTCCCCCCCAAGTCCTAGAGGGATAGAGGAATTCACGCAGATGCCTGCCCCTCTAGGCACATTCGACAACATAGACACGCATGGCGGTACCACGGTTGCAGGTGGCGGCGCAGAACACACGGGAACGTGGGTAGATCACCAATGCCCAATAAAGGTGTTTACGGTGAAGCAGCGTACGAACGACATAAACGCGAACGGTGACGGCCCTACATGGATTCAAACGGCGACCGGTGCAGACAAAGCACGAACGGCGGGAGGGACACCAACCACAAACTGTTCACACACTCCGAGAGCAACCGCAGCGAAGCAAGGGCGCTAGCAACAAACACTAAGTACTGTAAAGTCAAACCATGTCCAGACGCCCAACACCCGAATTCACCCGCAACCGCAAACAAGTCCTCGAAGGCTCACCCATGTGCCACTGGTGCAAACGCGTGGCGGCAACAGACGCAGACCACCTCATCCCATACGACGCAGGCGGATCAGACGCAATAGAAAACCTTGTACCAGCCTGTAAAAAATGCAACAGCAAACGAGGCGCAACGTACGTCAACCAGAAACGCGCCATACAACAACAAGCCCGCAACGAAGCACTCGGCCTCACCAGCGTAAACAAAACCGTAAACACCAAAACTTTTTTTGTAAACGAAACACCGAAGCC